CGCCTAGCCGTCGCCTACATTCGCTTGACGCGAGCACTAGAGACTGGCTACACGCTTGGCTACCCGGAGTTCTCTGACGATCCCGACAAGATGACCATGGGCGTTCTGCGGGAGCAGTTCCGGGATCTCCTACTGGAGATTGCGGACATTGACACCACCGCCTCGGACACCACCGACGTAGACGAGCGCTGGTTTGAATCCGAGCTGCGCCGAGCTGAGGAAGATTCCGAGCCCCGCCAGGATCGGATCCACTTCCCCGACACCGCGATTGACGAACAGATTCAGGACTGGCTGGACGTAGCCGGCGCCGACGACGACGCCGCTATTGCCATCGAGGATTTCGACTGGGGCCAGGACATGACCCCGGAAGAAGTCAACAAGGCCTTCGAGGACATTCTCAATCAGGACGTCGTGAAGGCTCACGAGGACAAGGTGAAGAAGCTCAAACGAGCTGACACCACGCCGGCCGACGCTATGGATGCCATCGAGAAGGCCAACGACGCTACCGCCTCCAATGGTGGTGGCTTTGTTGACCAGTTCGGCATCAACGCCGGCCGCGAGGTTATCGACCATGTGTTCCGTGGGGACCGAAGAGTTGCCGCCTATGCCCGTATGTGCAGGCCTGGAGCCTGTGCATTCTGCACAATGATGGCATCTCGCGGATTTGTTTATCGCTCCAAGCATTCCGCTGGAGTCGATGGAATCAATTCGTACCATAAAAATTGTCACTGCTACGCGATCCTTCGATACGTAGACAAGCCAGAACTTCCCGCACAAAACGCTTATTGGAAAGCGGCTTACAAACGTGAGGTAACCGACAAGGGTTACGTCAATCAAGCCAGCACCTCGAATAGTGCGGGGAAAAATAACGCCCTGAACGCCTGGCGCCGTTGGTTGAACCGACAGCGTAAGGCAGAACTTCAGAGAGCGAAACTTACCGAATAAGTCCCAGGAGGACACAATGGCCGATCCCGGCACCGAGGGCCAGGAGCCCGAAAACCAGACACCCGCCGCCGCCACTGAAGCGCCGGCCGATCCCTACGCGGGTCTGCCGGAAGAGTTCAACTGGCTGAAGCAGGACCGTGAATCACTCCGCCGTGAAGCTGCCGGCCGTCGCGTGGAACTGCGCGAGCTGGAAGCGAAATTCAAGGACGCTAAGACGCCTGAAGAGGTGGCCGCTGCAGTCGCAGAAGCCACCAAGCGGAGCGCGGCACTGGAAGCCGAGATTGCGCGGGAACGCGCAGCGCGGAAACACAAGCTGGACGATGCTCTCTTGGAGTTCCTGACGGGATCCACCGAAGAGCAGATTGAAGCACAGGCCGCCAAGCTGGCAGCACTGGCCCCTGCCGCCCCGCGTGAAGTCGTCGTTGCACGACAGACACCGCGTGGTGGCGTTACCCCTGCCGACGCCACTCCCCCGGAAATCAATGGCCGTGACGAGTGGAAGAAATACAGGGGTCACCGCTAATCCGGTAACACCAAAACGCTAGGCATCAGCAATAAGGCTGGTGCCTTTTTTCATGCCCCGAAAGAGGACACATGACTTATTCCCCGAGCCTTCGGCTGAAGCCCCAGGTACTCGTTGACGCAGCTCTCACCGCCCTGGAAGAGAAGCTGGTCATTTCCAACACCGTCACCAAGCGTGCCGATGCTAAGACCTTCTACGCCGCTCAGGGTGACACAATCTCCCAGCGCGTAAAGGGCACCGTTCCGGTACGTACATACGCCCCGCGTAACGACCGCGCTACCCCCATTGTGACGGACACCTACGAGGAAACCAGCGTCTCGCTGACCATTTCCCAGGACCGTCCCTATTCCGCCATCAAGCTCACAGATGAGCAGAAGGATTGGGATTTCAATGGTTGGGCTCCGATCATCGAAACTCAGACTGAGGCGCTTGGCGATTACCTCGAACAGGGTGTTCTCAATTCCATCCTGAACGCTCCTTACGAGCGCACAATTCTGATCGACAACTCCGACGCTGCTTACACCGCAGCTCAGAAGCGTCAGCAGGATTTGTTCTATAACGCTGTCGTGGAAGCTAAATCTAGCCTCCGCAAAATGCGCACCCCGGACACCACATTTACCTGCCTTGTCGGCCTCGACCTGGCCGACGAACTGGTAAAGTCCAACAAGCTTGTTAAGGTTCAGGGCACGGGCGATTCCGCTCTTTCCAACAGCTCCATTGGCACGCTTGCCGGTGTGAATTTCGTTCCTTCGGTTCATATTCCGAGCGACCAGGCATTCATGTACGCCAGCTCCGGATTCCTTTGCTTCACGGGCGTTGCGTCAATTCCCAATTCCGTTCCGTTCGGCGCTACTGCGTCTGCAAATGGTTGGGCTCTGCGTTGGCTCATGGATTATGACACCAGCTACCTGACCGATCGGTCGGTATTTGACACATTCATGGGAACTGCGTACACAAAGGACCGCCTGAAGGTTATTGACCAGCAGGGTATCGGTCACGTAGGTACTGAAGAGTTCTTCGTGCGCGGCGTCAAGCTGGGCATCAAGGGCGGCTCCCTCGGTTCCACCGAGAAGAAGCCCGGCAACGGTGCAACCGACACCCCCGGTGGATCGGCTAACTCCTGGCTGGCTAAGGTCTGGAACCAGACCACGCTGACCACAACCATCCCGGACGGCACTCCGTTCCCCCTGGGTGGTAACTTCCCCGAAGCTCCCGTAGAGCCGTAACCCATGACGCCTCTCGCAACAGTTGAAAGGTTGGCCGCCCGTGTGGGCGAGCCAATCGAATCAGCAGAAGAAATCGCCCTCGCTGAAGAGGTGCTTGCGGAGGCATCAGCCCTGGTACGTCACTACGGCCGGCCCTGGCCGGATCCAGCTACAACCCCTGCCGTCGCCACAGCCATTACGGTTGCGGCGGCGGCGCGGGGCTACCTGAATCCTGCCGGTTTTTCAATGGAACGTTCAGATATGGCGACGTTTCAGAGGCAAGATGACCACGCTTCCGGCTGCTCGCTCACGCGGGCAGAGATTGCCGCGCTGAAGGAATACAGCAACAGCAGTGGCATCATCTCCGTAGGATTCACCAACCCGGATCGGCCGGCGCCGCGAGGCAAACGGATCACCGACCTGGGATGGGTTCAGGTCAACGATGGTGTAGGCGACAAGTCTTTCCCCTGGGGTTACTAATGCGGCGGTCACGCCTGCTCGACTCAGGCTCAGACATCATCTACGTCTACCCCGAAGTGAAGATGCGGGACAGCCGGAACAACCTGGTCAAAGTCCCCTCCGATACTCCGATCAAGATGCACGCCACCACCACCTTTGACCGCAGCTCCATTGCCGAGCTGCCCGGCCAGGTGGACGTTGAGGTACTGCGGTGCGTCACCCGAGACGCCCCCGTGGCGTCCTGGGCTCGCATTGTTTACGACAATCGGGAATGGGATTTAGCGGCCCCGCCGCGCAAGTCCCCCGGCATGTCCAAAGCAACTCGCTTTGTCTCATTCATCCTCCGATCACGCCCTGGCTACGTACCCACACCCGATGCCTAGGATTTACTGGTACGGCCCCGAGTTCGGCAAAGGCTCCACGCATGACAGGGTTTCTCACACCTACCCTGTTGTAAATTCCATGCGGAGCCACGCCTACCGAATGGCTATCGACGCCAGGTTCAATCTAGATTCCTCCCCCGAGCACCGCACCGGCCGCTCACAGATTGGGATGCAGCAGGAGCTATTGGACTTTTACGTCTACCTGCATGACCCCGAAAACTTCAAGGCTGCGAAGTCAATTGAAGATGGGCACTGGGCCTACGGCTATGGTCGTGCCCGGCGCGAAAAGCTGGGTGACGCAGAGGGACCAGTACAGGCCACCTCCCGTCGCTGGGTAGAGGGCTTGCATCCATTGCAACGGGCCGCAGACGCGGCCATCTCCCGCTCGAAAGTTCACTAATGCCCGACGTCCATATCCCCATTTTCGGATCGACGGATGAGCTGCTACTTGGGATCCTGACTCGCTTCTTTGAGGGCCAGGACATTCACATTGGAACGCTCTTCACAGAAGAAATCAATCCGCCCATGATTCTTGCCCGCGCCGAAAGGCGTTCTGGCGATATCGCCGGTCTGATTAGTGATGACCGCTACATGCACTCCGTAATCATCTCGGTTAGCACAATCACCTCTGGTGTTGACGCTGACGAGGTTGGCGAGGAATTGCAGGAGGCGGTAAGGATCGCGCTGCGCCAGGCACAACTGGAACAGATCGTGATTCCTAATGGCGGTTCCATTGCGAGGATAACCAATGCTTCCCCGCCCGTCCGTGTAAGTGATTACGCCACAAGTACAGCAGTCGTACAATACGCGAGTTTGCCCGCCGGCCAAGTTCGGTACGAAAGCGTATGGAGAGTAATCATTAGATTCCCCCCACAGTCAACGGTCACTAACCGTTTCCTTACCCCCGGTCAATAGTCCGGGGGTTTTTCTTTAGGAGAAAAACTTGGCTACAAACGATAACGCCACACTTAAGGTTGGCACCGCGCATTTCTACACTGCCGTCGTGGGCACCGCCCGCCCGGCAACTGTAACGCTTCTGAAGGCACCCCCGGTGGCTTGGAAGGAAATGGGCAATACTTCCCTGGACAATATCATTGCGCTGACTTCCGAAGGCGGCACAGTTACAACACTGGGCTCGCTCCAGAATAAGTCTCTTCGACAGACAGTTGAAGCGCGAGTTGAGTCCTTTGGAATTCAACTTTTGGAATGGTCCTCGGCCTCGCTGAAGCTGTATTACGGCTCCAATAGCGTTATTGCCGCAGACGGTGCTGTTGAAGTTCCGTCCGAGCCGGCCCCGACCGAAGCTGCATTCCTGGTTGTTATGCAGGACGGCGATAACGTCGCCGGCTTCTACGCCGAGAAGGCGTCGATCTTCCGTTCTGACGACATTGCTATTGCTGATTCCAACAGCCTCGCCCAGCTTCCGATCAAGGTCACGGCCCTGAACAACGCTGGCAAGCCTTCCGCACTGACGGTTATCCCGCCGCGTGCAACAGACGCCTAAGCGTCAATAAGACCCCTGTGGGGCCGGGTGCGGACCTTGGCCCCACAGGTTTTACCTACGTAGCTACATAGCTACTCACGTCCGCAAACACTTACCAACTTTTCTATAAGGAGTCCGCACATGCCTTCCATCAAACTTTCCGATATCAAAGAAGCAGCCGACAAGAAGTACGGCGACTTTGAAATCCACCTCCCCGACAACGAGATTGTCAGCTTCGCCCCGGCTCTCCGACTCCCCAAGGAGTCCCGCAAAAAGCTGGCCGCAGCACTGAACATTGAAGCACGCGCAGAGGCCGACAATGGCGACGACATTTACGACGTGTATAAGGACATTTTCCGCGTGTCCGCTCGACAGGCAGGCGCCTTCGAGAAGCTGGAAAAGGTAGTCGGGGATGACCCGGCTATTTGGGAGGAACTTGTAAACGAGTTCATGCAGGAGACACAGCCGGGGGAAGTATAGCCCTTGCGGATTTGCTGGATGAGTACGGGGAAGCTCTTTACGTTGACCTGTTGAAGCACTACGGCTTTGACCTGGCGGCATTCCTTGCGGGCGGGGTGGCTAGTTCACCCCGCCTTATTCTCACACTTATTCAGCACCTCCCCGAGGGTTCCCACTACGTTGCACTTCTTCAGTCCGCCCCTGTGAAGGAGTCACACGAAGTGAGCAAAGAGCCTGAGATTGATCCACTCCACGAACAACTTATGTGGACGCAGGATCGGATGCTTATGGCGCAGCTCATAAATTCTGTAAACATGCTTGTCCGCCACAGCATTCAGTGGCAGGAAGGCAAGGCTCCCAAGCTCCCAGTTATCGGCCCGGCCGCATGGCGGGGTGAGGGAAGCAAATCCACTCCGTCCAAGGCACTCACAGTCTTTGACGTCATCAACAACGTAATGGGAGCACATGGCTAACCTAAAGCTCATTGGTGCGGTAGCAATCAAAGTCCGTCCGGACACGTCGGCATTCCGCCGCGAAACCCAGGACGGCGTAGACAGGGAGCTTGGTCACAGGGGCGAAAAGCCAAAGGCCAAGGTCAAGGTTGATGTAGAGCTAGACACCACCCAAGCCAAGCGCAAATACAAGACGCTTGAAGAAGAGATGGATGGCAAGACGTTCAAGCTGAACGTCGGGCTCGATTACGACTCGGTACAAAAAGCCAAGCAGCAGATCGACCAGTCTCTCAACTCCCTAAAGAATCACGTCATCCCCTTCGAGCTGAAGCGGGAGTCCCTTCTAGAGGCTAAGCGCGAGCTGAAAGACCTCGAAAAGAACGCCACCGTCGATTTCAAATTCGTTCGGGACGAGGCCGGCTATCAGTCGATCCTCAACAAAATCAAGAAGATCCGCGAACAGAAGGGCTTGACGTCCACCTGGCATTTCAAGACGGACACCAAGTCTCTGCGCGAGGCCGAGCTAAAAGCCAAGTCGGCACTGCGCCGGCTTGAAGCTGACAAGACGGTCACACTCAGCTACAGCAACACGTTCGACGGCATCAAGCAGGCCGTCGCTGAAGTGGACAAGCGTCTCAACGCGCTCCGGGAACTGAAGCTCAAAACCAAGCTCGACGCAAAGAGTCTGGAAGAGGCCAAGGCCAAGCTGCTAGGCGAGCTGCAGACGGCTCCGGTGACGGTCAAGTTCAACGAGGACAAGGCCGGCTACGAAAAGGTTCTCTCCCGAATCAAGCAGATTCAAATGGAGAAGATCGAAAAATCGGTCACCTTTGAAACGGACGATGAGTCGCTGAAGCGGGTAGCCCAGGATATGCGGGACAAGATCCGCGCACTGGATCCTCTCCGCTCCAACAACCAGCTCGTATTCTCCGCGCAGCTAAGCCGCGTCTCCATTGACGAGGCAAAGCACAAGGCTGAAAAGCTGAAGAAAGACATTGAGGACATGAAGGCCTCGATGAAGGTCCAGCTTGCCGGGTCTGCCCTAGTGGCAGCGCAGCTCCGATTCCTCGGCCGCGACCGCATTGTGAACTACATTGCCCGAGTCAGCAAGTCCTCCATTGCCGTAGCTGAAGGCGTCCTCAAATCCCTTGGCGGCATCAACACACTTAGCTCGCTGGGTAAGGGACTCGAAAACCTTTTCACCAAATTCGACACCGCGTCACAGAAAGCAATCGCCCTGGCTACCGCCTTGGGCTCAGTTGCCGACGTCGGAGTTTACGCCGGCACGGCGATATTCCGGATTGGTGAAGGCGCATTCCAGTCACTCGGATTGCTCGCCGCTGCACCCGCAGTTCTAGGCGCAGCCGCAGCCGGATACACAATCTTTACTGCCGCCTTTAATAACTTTTTCGACGCCTTTAACAAGGATCCAAAGATTGCGGCCTCTGCCCTGGCGGCACTGCCGCCCGTGGCGCGTAAAACCGTTGACTCAATTACCGGCCTTTACAAGGGCCTGGCTAATCCTATTCAGGAACGATTCTGGACCCACGTCGGAGACACGCTTTCCGACTCGATCACAAAGCTTTACCCCAACCTGAAAGCCAGGCTGCTTGATTCGACCGACGCCGTAGGTGACTTTGTTGCCGGGTTCGGCCGGTCAATGAATAAGCTTGTGCTGAACAAAGACCTCGACAAAATGTTCGACGGTTTCAAGGGATTCTTTGTAAATCTCTCCAAGGCAAGCGAGCCATTCTTCGACGCTTGGAACCGTTTCGGTGTTCAGGGCGCACAGCTCCTACCAATGTTCGGTGACTGGATCGCCAAGATGGCTGTCCGGTTTGACGACTGGTCTAAGTCCCTGGGCCCCAAGGGCATTACCGACATGATTATGCACGGCGTCCACTCCCTACAGGAAATGTGGAAAGTCGGCGGCGACGTAACGGATATCTTCAAGGCCATCACCCGCGCAGCCGGCCTCGCCGGCACGGGCGGACTGGCCCAATTCCAAGTCAACCTCCGCAAGATTGCTGACACAATGCTTGCCGAGCCCTGGCAGTCCAAGGCAGCGACGATCTTTGAGGGCGCCCGTCGTGGTGCTTCCGGCGTCAATGCGGGATTCAAAGACCTCACCTCCACTCTTGGCAGCTCTGCCGTATGGCTGGGCAATGTCCTTGATTTGCTGGGACAGATTGGCGGGGAATCCCTGTCGCGCCTGTCCGACGTCGTTAGCGGCAAGACATACCAGGACGGCGTAACCGCCGAGCTGACTGGGATGCAAACCCTCATTAGCGGCCTTTCGCCGGCCTTTGTTTCCCTTGGCAACATCATCGGCAACATGGGCATAATCGCGGGATCCGTCCTGTCGAATTTGGCACCCGTCATTAACCAGGTTGCTAAATTGCTCGATACCGTCACGACAACTTTGGCAACAAACATTGCCGACGTAGCTCCCAAAATGGCAGCGACAGTAGGCGGCGTATTCCGGGCGATCACTCCCCTGGTACTCGGGGTCACAAACGCGATTAACAGCCTCCTGACCATCGTCGGCCGGGTGCCGGATTCGTTCGTCACCATGGGCGTTGCAGCCACGGCATTCTTCGCGCTCCGCGCCCTGTCGGGGAAGTTCTACGAATCCCTGGCCGGCAAGCCCTACTTCAAGAACCTTGAAGCCAACTGGCTTCGCCAGCAGTCGGAAGCAGGCAAGACGGCCACGGAGTTCCGCAAGGTCAACGGCGAAATGCAAAAGGTCGTCGTCCCGACTGAGAGGTACAACGCAGCGGGAGCCGCACTGGCCGACGTCCGGTCAAAGGCAGGCGGGCTCCGAGCCACCTTCCGCGACTTGCACGAGACGGCACAGGTTGACGGACTCAGCCCCATGCGGGCGCGTCTGAAGGCCACTGGCGACATTATGCGTACCGGCGTTCAGTCGGGCGCCTCCAGCCTCCTGGGGTTCCTTGGTGGACCGTGGGGCGCAGGCCTTGCTGTAGCCGGCCTTGCTATTGGCGCGTTCGCGCAGCAGCAGCAGGACTCCAAGCAGCACGTCGATGACCTGACAGCATCCATTGATCGACAGACAGGCCAGCTCAACAAGCAGGGCCTAGAGAAGATCGCCGCGAGCTGGACCGATATCAAGGACTCCGGAGACGCATGGGCTAACGCAATGCGCTTCGGGACCAAGGCAGCCAACGAGTCGGCTTCAATGCTTGGGCTCAACCTGGCTAACGTCACCAAGACGATTGCTGAAGGTGGCGCCGCGTCCGACACGCTGGTAGGCAACCTCGATGGGCTCGCGGGCGCAATGCGCGACATTGACACCGCCACCCAGCAGGGCAGCGGTCTTGGTCTGGATCAACTGACCAACAAGGCCAACGACGCAGCCGGCGCATTCGGCCTGACCTACGACAAGATCCAAGAAATGGGTCTTGGCACGCGCGATATTGAGCACCTGGCAAGCAAGGTCCGCGAGGAAGCTACCGCCGCGAAACTGGCTAAGGCCGTGTTCGAGGGACTGGCTGACGCGACAGGCACCAGCACCATTCAGGCGCAGCAGATGGCCACCGCCATGCAAACAATCGGGAACAACTCGATTGACGCATCGCAAAAAATCGGCGCAATCAACAAGGCGCTCGACCTCCTGAAGGGTGGGAAGCTCTCAGCCCGCGAGGCTGAGGTCAAGGCAAACCAGTCCTTCCAGACGGCGATCACCAACGCTGCAGCGCTGAAAGAGGAACTGGCTGGCGGGGCAACCCTCATCAACCAGACAACAGGCCTGATCGACACAACGTCATCGGCTGGTCTGAAGCTTCAGCAAACCATGTCAGGCGCAGCCAACGACATTAAGACTGCCGCAATGGCCGCCTACCAGGCAGCCACGGACGCCGGCAAACCCCCGGCAGAAGCAATGGCAGCAGCTCAGGCCGTTATCGCCGCGCACAAGGATGACCTAAAGGGCATTGCTACAGCGGCCGGTGTTGACGTCGGTCTTATCACCAAAGAGTGGGAAGGCTTCTTCGGCACGAAGTGGGAGCTGAACGCGGTCTTTTCCGCCAGCGCTGACAAGTTCGAGGCAGCTCGAAAGGTCGTGCAGGACGCTGGACTTGCGTGGGATGAGGCAGCCTTTGAGGCTGTCCTGAAAGCCAATCCCGATCCGGCCAAGATGACAACGGAGCAGGCTCAGAACTCGGCCAGGGACTACGCCAACGGCGTTTACAAGGCCCAGCTCGACGCTCTCCCCCAGCCTGCCTTGGATCAGATCCTACGGGCAACCGGCACCGCTGACGCCTACAAGCGCGGCGACTACACCGCCGTCATGAAGGCATGGAACAGCACCGATCCTGGCGTGCAAGCTGCTATCAGGAACATCAAGCAGAACGTCACGGAGCACGGCTGGGCCGCTGCAATCAAGGTTCTAGAGGATGCCATCTTCAACGCCCAGCGCGTACAGGGCATCGTCAATGGAGTCCACGGCAAGACGGTTTCCATTGGTGTTGACATTTCCCCCAATGCCAATTCAACACTGCTTAGGTTGGCCGGCGTAACTTCCGCTGACGGGTCCATTCTGGACCGCTTTGGTAATGGTGTTCGCGGATTCAATCCTGGTCGTGCCAGCTTCCAAGCTTTTGCTAATGGCGGCATCACTGTGGAAAAGCCGGGACCGGCGAAAATCTATTCCCCCGTTTCGCAATTTCGCCTGTTTGCGGAAGCCTCCACTGGGGGCGAGGCTTTTATACCTCTCGCCGCGTCAAAGCGCAATAGGTCTACGGAAATTCTTGCAGAAGTTGCAAGCCAGTTCGGCTACAAACTCCAAAAGGCCACGGCCTTTGCGGACGGCGGAATCATGACTGGCGGCAATAGCCATGCAACCCGTGGGCTCAATGTCCATATCGGCACCTACAACCAAAACGCGAATGACACGGTAGACGACGTTGCTCGCGGAATTATGCGTCAGGCTCGCTCTGCGGGCGTGACGGGAATCCTGGACGGCATCTAATGCGTATCGCATTCAACGGACTCGAACTCGGAGACGACAGTCTCTATAGGGTGACGAGCATCGACGGGCTTGACTCACTGCCCGATCTATCCATTGGCATTGCTCCCAAGCCCCGGCGCCACGGTTCCTGGCTTGGCGGCAAGCTGGCTCAGAAGCGGGTCATCACCATGAACTTCGACATTCTTGGTGACCCCGACAATGAATGGCTGACCACCAGGCCGAAGAACGCGCTGGCTAAAGCGTTTCAGATCATGGATGAGGAACTACCCCTCATCTTTGACATGGGCTACGGCGAGGACTCGGTAAGAGTCATGGCCTCAGTCACAGCGCTGGACCTGCCTATCGGGCAGAACTACACCCGGTTCCGCAGCGGAACGGTTGAGTTTACCTGCACGGATCCGCACAAGTACGCCACGGCCACCCGCAAGGGCACGGCCCGCGTGCCAGAGGTTCCCGTGGCCACGCCTTACGGCGCTGCCTACGGATTCCCCTACAGCATCACTACAGGCCTGTCCGGAACCTTCAAGGCGACCAACGACGGCAACACGCCGGCCCCGGTTGTCTACAAGGTTCGAGGCCCGGTGACGCGGCCGATCATCATGCTTGACGACTCCGCTAAGGGGAACCGCACAACCAAGTTCCTCCTGACGCTCAAAGCCAAGGATGAGCTGGTTGTGGACACCGCCAAGAATAGCGTCCTGGTCAACGGTGAGGATCGGTTCGGCTTTGCCACCGGAGCCCTAGTCGCTGACCTTACCCTCCGCCCTGGCACTACCACCGTTTCATTCCGTGGTAGCAACACGGGCGGCGACACGGCACCATCACTGACCGCCACCTGGCGGGACACCAGCCGCTAAACAACACACGAAATCGGATGGCCCTCGGGAGAAATCTCGGGGGCCATCCCTCTTTAGGAGCACCCTTGACTATTCTCGTAACCGGCGCGTATGACCTGCCCGCAGCCGCAGACCGCCAGCGCAACTCCCTCATGCTGGCCGCAGGCTCAGGCTCGATGGGCACCATTGACGGCGTTCATTCCGGCATGTCCATTTCCAAGACAACGGGCATGGGCTTCAACATCGGCGCCGGCCGCGCCGTCGTCAACGGCGAGTCGGATGCAGATGGCTCATTCACCGTCGCCTTCACCAGCTCCGTGTCCGGATCGTTCGCCAACGGCGACTCCAGCTATGACCGGATCGACCGCGTTGTAATCCAGACATACCCCGACAACCCCAGCACCTCGGCCGCCGACGTTGTTGTTGTGAAGGGCTACGCAGACCCGGACGGCAACCCGTCCCCGCCCGCCACTCCTGATGGAGCCCTGGCACTCTATGACGTTCGCATCCTGGCAGACACCACCTCGGGCACTGGCGGTTGGGCAACCAACAAGGTCACTGACAAGCGCCGCAAGATCGGCGTCCCTGAGTTTGTTGACTACACCCCCACATTCGGCGGATTCCAGAACCTCGGAACCAACCCTCTCCGCGAGGGCCAGTACCGCGTCGATGGCGACAAGGTTACCGTCAACGTCCACCTGAACCCCGGCACGGGCGCCAGCATGGGCACCCCTAACGCTCTGTATTTCACCCTGCCGATTCCGGCTAAGTCCCCTTGGATTTACCAGGGCGCCGGCTGCCTCATGCACACCAACGGCATTTACGACATCAAGGTTGTCAGCGGCGGCGAGACGGCAATTATGTGGGCCATCTACGACGACGGCCACGTAATCCAGCCCGGCTGGATGCGCTACCCGTTCGACAAGGACACGGATATCTACGCCCAAATGGAATACATCATTGACATTCCCTAGGCCTATGTGGCATGTGACGTTTGCACACACTGCCAATGACCAGACAATTGCAAGCTTTGACTGTGAAATCACCAGGCTCTCCCGCTACGTAAGCCCCAAGGTTGGCGAGCTGGAAATTGTCATCCCCATACCCAATGCCGAAGTCGGCGTAGACGCCGCCCGCATCTTTGACGGCGCAGGCAAGACGTCAATGTACGTCTACCGGAATGAGGAAATTTGGTGGGGCGGGTTTATGGACGAGGCCATTGTGAACTCGGCCGGCGAATACCCGATCATCACAGTAACCGGCGCAACATTCGAGGCCTACCCCGACCGCCGCGAGGCCCGCACCGACGAGACGCTGACCAACATGGAGCAGGTGGAAATTGCCACCTGGCTATGGGACTACATGCAGAAGTCGAAGGGCGGAAATCTCCACGTAGATACGCCCGCGCAGAAGCCCTCACGACGTAAACGCACGGTGACTTGGAAGCGCTCAGACGCAAAGACCGTTGGCGCAATCCTCAAAGAGGTTTCCAACCGCGCAGACGGCTATGAGTGGATGATCGAATGCTTCAACGACGACGCCGGAATGCGACGTCGGAAGCTGGTCACCGGCTATCCAACAATCGGCCGGCCAAGCTCCGGGATCACGCTCACCTTCCCCGGCGACGTGATTACGTATTCAATCTCCGACAGCGCCCAGGATGGCGCTATCAGCTTCCAAGCTCGCGGCAAGGCGCCGGACCCGGTTGGCACGCCCAACCCCAAGGGTGGCGCTGGTAAACCGTCAGTCAAGCAGGATCCGATCATGAGCAAGATCGTCACTGACGACAAGCTCATCAAGGCCGGCTACACGCTAACCGAAGCGACCATTGATCGCTCATCGGTTACCAAAGTCTCCGAACTGGATGACTGGGCAGAGCTTGCCAAGGATCTTCGCAGCGGTCCCATGACCCTGCCCGACATTACCTGTCGAATCGACAACTTCACTCAGACCATTCTCGGTGACGTCGTGAACCTCCGCATCAACGATTACCTCTGGCCCATGAGCAAGACCGGGGCGCCCGGCTATCAGGTCAACGTCCGAGTCATCGGCTACGAAGTGGACCCCGGCGAGAACGGTGCAGATGACGTCGTGAAGCTCATTTTTGAGAACAACCGAGACACGGACGCAATCCAAAGGAGCCCCGACAACTAATGGCCCGTTTCCCGCGCACCATAGGCGATATCCTCGCCGGCCAGGCTAGTCAGAGCCGCGACTTGGGAACCTCAGCACTCAGTGTCCCGGAGCTGGCAGAGATCCAAGCAGAGAACCTTGCACCCAACGTCATCACATGGGAAAAGCTGCACCCCGAAGTGCAGGTAGACCTTGACGAGAACAAGGCCCAGCTCACTGAACTGAACACGCAGATCAACACTCAGCTACCCGTCCTGGCGGCAGACCTTGCCGACAACAGGACTCAGCTCACCGATCTGGATACGCGACTCACCTCCGAGATGCTGACTGCACAGGATGCCCTTGCTGACAACGCGGTTCAGCTAACCAACCTGAACACGCAGCTCGACACCGAACTGCCCGCGCTTCAGACAGCCCTGGCTGAGAACACCACAAAGGTCAACGAGGCCAAGGCCGACGTCGCACAGGCCCAGCTTGATATCGAGACAGCCACCAATGTTGCCGTGGACGCTCAGACAACGGCGGACGGGAAGGGCCGGATCTGGTATCAGACCACCGCACCCACCCCGCCTAGGGCACAGGATCTTTGGTTCGACACAACAGCCGGCGCCGGAAAGTACCTGCCCAAGCGGTATGACCCGGCAACCTCCACATGGGTTTCATCCACTGACAAGATCGCGGCCGACGCGAACACTGCCGCAGCAGCGGCACAGCAGGGCGCATCGACGGCTGACGCAAAGGCCGTAGCCGCCCAGGCGAAAGCTGACCAGGCAACCATCGACGCAGCCAACGCTAAGTCGGTAGGTGACGCTGCAGCCGCCGCAGGCGCCACAGCAGATGCCAAAGCCGTAGCCGCCCAGACCAAGGCAAACAAGGCTGAAGCTGACGCAGCAGTAGCCAAGGCAGCCGGTGACGCAGCGGCAGCAGCCGCCGCCACAGCGGACGCCAAGGGCGTTGCTGCACAGACCGCAGCGAACAACGCGGCCACGGCCGCAGCAGCGGCCCAGACCTCGGCCAACAACGCCGCAACGGCAGCGGCCACGGCAGATGCTAAGGGAGTCGCGGCACAAACTGCGGCAAACAATGCGGCAACTGCGGCAAGCGCAGCCCAAACCTCAGCAAACACTGCGGCCACAGCAGCAGCTACCGCTGACGCCAAGGGTGTAGCAGCTCAGACCGCCGCCAACACAGCGGACGGTAAGGCAGTAGCGGCACAGACAGCGGCTACCGCCGCGTCCACCCTGGCTAACGCAATCGTCAAGACTTCCACATCGGCAGCCACGGGCACCCCGCCATCTGTCGGGGCCCTGTGGAACCAGACCAACGCTGACGGCTCGCTCATCATCAACACTTGGACATCTAACGCGGCCGGCACGGCATGGGTACTCCGCAAGCTCGATGATGCAGTAATCGGCAACCTGAACGCCGCAACCATCAACGCGGGCATTATCAATGCCGCCCGGTTGCAGGCCACAGATATCCGCACGCTGTTCCTCACTGCCGGGAAGGTGACCGCCTCTGACATTGTGGCCGGTAGCCTCACCTCGGCCAGCGGTGTATTCGGAACGATCGACGCCAGCATTATCAATGCTGGAACCATCAACGCTGCACGCTTGGTTGCCGGGGATATCCGAACCAAGTTCCTTGCAGCCGGCACGATCAACGCCTCTGAAATTACAGCGGGAACGCTCACCTCAGCATCCGGCGTGTTCGGCACGATTGATGCCTCAATCATCAACGCCGGCACGATCAACGCTGCGCGTTTCAACGCGGGCGATATCCGGGCGAAGTTCATTGAAGCTGGCAAGATCACAGCCTCCGACATTGTGGCCGGCACGCTTACCAGCGCGTCCGGTGTCTTTGGCACTATCGACGCCTCGGTAATCAACGCTGGCACTATCAACGTAGCCCGCCTGGCAGCGGCCGACATTCGGACAAAGTTCCTCGCGGCCGGAACGATCAATGCCAGCGAAATCACGGCAGGCACCCTTACGTCTGCTAGCGGCGTGTTCGGCACCATCGACGCAAGCATTATCAATGCTGGCACGATCAATGCCGCCAGGCTCAACGCCACCGATATCCGCTCCAAGTTCATCACCGCTGGAAAGATCACGGCGGCAGACATTACGACTGGCACCCTGACCTCAGCCTCGGGCATCTTCGGAACCATTGACGCATCGGTTATCAATGCCGGGACGCTGAACGCCGACCGCATTGCGGCCAACTCGATCACGGCCAGCAAGATCACCGTTACCGACCTGGCCAACTTTGCCCCGTCAATGGCGGAATCACCTGACGACTGGTCACTATCTGGCGGCATGGCGATTGTTGGAACCGCCGTCGATACCAGTGGAAAGCGTCTGGACAGCAATGGACAGACCACTGGAACACAGTGGGCGCGAGGGCCTTTCATGGCCGTCAAGCCAGGGGAATCCCTCTACGCCACATCGACCGTCTACCGCAGCACCGCCCCTGTTGGCACAGGCGGCGTCTACCTCCGGTACGAGTGGTTCGACAAAGACAAGGTGGCACTGTCCAGCCCCGTCTACACGGGCTCCCCACAGTCCTCCACCTCGGGATCCGGCACCAAGCTTGAACTGACCGCCGTCGTCCCGGCAACAGCGGCCTACGCCCGCATTGCGCTCCCGATCACAGCCACGGCTGGCAACATCGGCTACACCAACATCATGGGCCGGCGAATGAACGGCGCAGAGCTGATCGTTGACGGCGCAATCACAGCAGACAAGATCACCACCAATGCCATTACGGCAGGGCACGTCTCGGCTGGGGCCATTACCGCAGACAAGATTGCGGTCAACTCCATTACCGCTGACAAGGTTCTCATCTCCAAGGGTGGCAACCTCCTACCCGATACCCAGTTTGTTGACGTCGGATCACAAACCGGCTGGAGCCCCGCTACCTACGTCACCCACGATGGCGCGGGAACCTCTGGCTACAGCGGCGGTGGCTCAATGCTGGTTAGCTCCAGTGCCACACAGGCAGGCTCGTACTACGCGCCCAACGACGCTACGCGCCGGCCAAAGATTGTGCCGGGATCCTCCTACCGCGTAAGCGTGTGGGTTCGCCCCGCAGC